TTATAACTCGACGTACGAGATGCATACTGCTGAGACATTTTTTTATATCTGTATTCACTGTGCATCAGCACTAGACCAAGTATGTATGAATAAATTATGTTTCCTATTTCTTGTGCCGAATGATTTCCAATGTCTTGTCTTGACCTAAATGCTCGACTTTCAGTTATCGTGTTGATAAATGAAAAACTTTCTTTTGCAAAATTCTTTCTACTAAAATCTAATCTGTCAACTATTTTGACCGCATTACCCACGTGATCGACAGCAACAAATCCTTCTTGATCTCTGACAACGTAATCATCTCCTTCTTGATCAAAGGCATCAATGGCCTTGATATTTTTTAATTTCTGATATAATATAGTTTTGATGCTCGACAATTTTAACCAAGCACTATACCATTTCTCGATGTTATCTTTATTCGCAAAATAAATCTTCTTCCATTGCTCTAAAGCAAGTAACTTACGCTGTCCGGCAGGACCTTCTCGTCCTGTTTTTAATCCCGCGATATCTTTCTCTATCCTTGCTTCGTAATCATTCGCAAAGTTTTTAAAAAATGTTGTAGGGTCTTGCTCAATTGCTCCAGCCCTTACCATATTGTTGTGATTGGCGTGTATTAACTCTTTTAATTTTTTACCTAACTCTTGATTTTCTAAAAAATCAAATGCTGTTCCAGATTGTTGTATGTAAGACTCAGCATCTTGGATAGCCGACTCGATCGCTTGATACTCTCCTGTTGTGAGATTAACAACACCTGTATAGTCTTTTATGTAAGCATCATCATACCACACACTTGATACTTTGTTAAGATCAGATAAATCTACATCAAAACTTGCCGACATTTCTTCTAAACTGTTACCTGAATAACTTGTATGAAAAACCACACCGATCTCTGCTTGTTGTATGTCATTGGCTATATTGCTGTCACTTGGTACAGCATACGTGATGGTATTTGGTTTAAAGGCCACGTATGATTCGCCTTTGTAGTTTATCGATTTTAAATCTCCTTTTGTGAAAAGAAGGTCTCCTTGTAGAACATTTTGTATTCCCAGTTTAGATAGTTCAACAAATGCAACCTTTAACTTTTCTCTTAATCCGCTCTTGTCTTGTAATTCATCTTTTTTCACTGTGTCTGCATGGTTATCATCAATATCCTTCAGGCTTTTATTAAGTTTGGCTCCTTTGTTGAACACTGCTTTGGTTCCTACGAAGAACTTGCCATCACTTGGGTCTGTTCCGCAGAATATAGCGGGCTTTCCATCCCATTTGATAGTTAGGCCAAATTTCTTCGCACTGCCCGTTTTGGCCAGATCTGCTAGGCTTCTTAGATAATTTAAGGCTTTGATCGCACCAGACTTGCCTTGAAACAAGGCTAAATCTTCTAAATGAGTGAGATGAAGATTTGCGTTTTCATTAATGAGTAGTTCATTTGCTTTCATCGGATTCGTTTAACTTTTTAATACCACGTTCAAATTTTCTTGGGTCCTGCGTCTTGATACTGTTAACAAACCTTTTTATCAGATCATCTGCCACAGATTCGTCATATGACTCATAGATCATTCTAGTAAGGTTGATAGCAGAAGTAATCACATGACTCGCTCTAGCCTCGACCACGTTATTCACATCGACTCTAGGAACTACTTTACTAATTTCTTCTAATATAGAACGTGTGTGTTTTTTCATATCTTGCTCCAATATTAAATATTTATTAAAAATATAAGAAGATTAATATACATTTAATATCAATCGCTGAATGTTTCACGCTGTGATCGTAATAAATCACGTAAATCCTTGGCAATTTCTGTCTTTTCCACCACCAGACTTGGTGTACTTTTATCAGTCACTGTAGAAGTTCTCTTGGCTATCGTTTGGCTTATTGTCTGGTCATTCTCATATACCGACTGTTCATCTTCGTCAAGGTCGCTGATTCTTAACTTATCTATATCAAAGGCCAGGTCAATCTTACTACCTACCCCGCCACTACTTCTGGTCTTAATCAATTGAATTTGATATCTACCTCTTTCTCGCATTGCTCTACTTGTGAAGATACCAATCAGGTTGTCTGCTGTATTAATTTTACTAATACCACCTGCTATGTGGCTTTGATCAAATTCGACCTGTTCGATGGCGCCCCTGTTCAACTGAGATGCAGTGACCAGCACTATCTGTTGTTCTACCGCAAAGTTCCTAAGTTCCTCAGAAACAAACTTATCTTTAATAAACATATCTGCTGGTGATATTTTCTTGTTGATCGGAAACATCAAATCTAGATAATCAACTAATATCACATCAGGTGCTACCCCAGTTTGTATTGTATATTCTTTTACAAAAGACCTGATATCATTGGTGTTTGATCCAGAAGGCATATACTTGATTTGAAAGTTTCCATAGCCTTTCTGCTTTTTCATCCTGACTTCTAGCTCAACTTTTTCTATATTTTTAAATATCTCATTGGTTGGTACCCCAGTCGTTATTGCGTCCACACGCATCGCACTGAGTTCTTCACTCAACTCAAAGGTGAAATACACAACATTCAATCCTTGCTCGATCCAGTTGATTGCCAAGTTCTGTAAGAATAAACTCTTACCAGCACCCGAGTTACCAGCAAATATGTTAAGCTCTCCTCTGTTGAACCCACCATACAACCTTTTGTCTAACGATTTCCATCCTGTGCTTATTGTACCATTGCTGTCTTTTAATTTTAATAATCTTGATTTTGGATCAATAAAATAGTCCGTTCCGAGATCTTTTGTTAGACCTATACGCACTGCTTGTTTGATCTTGTCTTCCACGGTACCATATTCTGATTTCTCTAGAAGATCAGCACTCTCAATAATGGCTTTCTCCAATGCCTTGTGTCTACAGAAAGTTTCAAACTCATCAAGGAACCAATTTTTCTGTGCTTCATCAATATTTGGAACTTCTTTCAATTCAAGATCACACTTGGCCTTTACTTGGTCCACTGTTGGTAATTTCTGATACTTCTCAGAATACTCCTGGAACATCTCAACAGTATCATAAAATTTCTTGCTGAAATAACTAGGACTGACTATGTTCCTACAACGAACATATAGTTCACTGTCAGTCAGCATAAACTCTAAGAATAGTTTCTGTAAGTCATCTGTGTAAACTGTGGCCATGTCTTTATTATATCTTATTCTGTGTAATTTTGCAACAAATAATCATCTAATATGTTTCAACAATTTTATCTGCAATACCATACTTGACCGCTTCTTTGGCACTCAACCAAACATCCTCGGCAGGCAATAGTATCTCTCTAATTTTCTTTTCGCTTAACCCTGTGCATTTCTTATAATGCTCAAGCATCCTTTGAGTGCTTAATTCAAACTCACGAACTCTAGCAAATAGTTCGTGTTCCTTACCAACACTTCCCCAACTATATTGGTGTGACAAAATTGAAGTATTTGGTGTGATAAACCTGCGACCTTTTGTACCACTCATAAAAGTCAAGATACCACAACTCGCAATCATGCCAAGCCCGACTGTTTTGATAGGTATTGCTGAGCCTTTGATTGTGTCTATCAGTGCAAATGCAGAATGAACTTCTCCGCCTGGTGAATTGATCACTAGTGTGATCTCTTGTGGTCTTTCCCGTTGTGGCAGTAAATTTTTTTCTATAATCGCGTTGATCACGGGTTTAGTTGTTGTACTATCAAAATGATCGCTAAAATAAATTATTCCAGACTCGTACATTAATTGTCCCGGTTGTAAAGGTTGTTTTGGTGGTGTTGAATTTTTTGTTTTTCTATCTTTTAGTTCCATTAATTTACTCCTATTTTTTTGTATACTTCAATCTTTGCTTTATTGTTTATTGCACTGTCAATCACTGATTTTAAAGTATACAAGCGACCATAGTGCTTGACTGCGTCAGCACAGTCTTTGATATGAGATTCCCACTGGGGGAAACTCACCATCCAATTGTTTTCAAGTGCTACGTCAATAAGATTACTACCAGACTTGTCCCTATCTGGACAAACTATCACTATCCTATCAGTTGCGTTGATCAAATCTATTTGACCTTGCGTCAATTTATTTCCCAAAGAACTAACTGCGTTGATAGAAATAGCATCTAAAACACCTTCAGTTATTATTACATATTTTCTCTGTTTTTGCAAGTTATCAAAATTAAAAATGTATCCAGGTTGTACATCACTGTAATATTTTGGTACGTTTGGCACGTCTTCGATAATTCTTCCAGTATATCCAACTATCTCGTTGTTGGCATAAAAAGGAATCAAAACCCTCTTGTTGATCTTCATGTAAGGGTCTGGGCTCCAATAAAATTTTTTATAAAAATCAAGTTCACGATCCATTAGATACTTGTAAACGAAAATTGCATCTCGTGGTGGATTGTTTTCATTGATTAGTTGATCTAATAATACTGCACCTTTTGGTAAATTTTTTGTTTTAAAATTTGTAACGCTATCATATTTTTTTTCTATGCTGATGTCAGCCTCTTTCAATTTCATTGCTTCAAATTGTAGTTCTTTGACCTTTTGATCACTCACTCCAATTTCTAATAAT